CTGCCCCGCCGGTAGCACCCGGCGGGGGTAGTATAACAGGTTATCGCAGTCCCACGGTGAAGACGGTGTGGGTCCTGGGTTTGGTGTACTTCTCGCTCAAAACGTACTTGTACTTATGCTGTTTACTGATGTAACCGTACACGTGACCGCCAAAAATAACTTGGTTACCAGCTATGATGGTGCTCGGTAGGTACAAGTCCTTGAACTCTTCAGGGGCGTTATCCACGCTATCCTGATCCAGCTCATACAAGCCACGTCCACGGTGCCAATAAGTATACTGATGTTCTGCTGACATTCCACTATTCCTTTATAGTTGGGTACCAACGCTGTTGCGCTGATGTTTCAAGTATACCACATTTGTGCAGCTGAAGCAAATTCCCGTATCGTAATCTGTGCCACGATGCTAAAACGTCCTCTGCGAGGTTTTTATGGCGCTGGTGGGATATCACCCTTCCAACCCCCTAAAAACCTCGCAGAGGGTGTTCTTTGACGCTCTGTACGGATTTTACACTGGTCCCCGCCCCTTACTTTGTTTTATTGACTCGATCCACTGCTTGACCTCCTTAGGTCCCTTGACCACATAGACATGGACACCGAGTACACCAGCCCGCCGGTGCCACTCACGCTGTGCGGGTGACAACCGACCGGTCTCAGTCTTCAGCTCCACCAGCAGGATTTCCCCGCCGGGGATGATTACCATCCTATCTGGCACACCTTTCTCCGAGGGCATCAGTTTGATCGCCTTCCAGCCCTCACGGCGACAGGCACTCACAAAGTAGCCTTCCAATTGTGCTTCACGCATACCAGAATTATCGCCAGCACCGAAACCCGGGAGAACCCGCAAACCGTCTTTACAGTAAAAACACCCTTCGCGCGCGCGCGTTCATAACCCTTTTATTTAAAAGTTTAAAAAGTATTTTAAAAACTTTCTTTCGCGCGCGCGAATATAAACTTTTTATTTTAAAAGTTTAACTTTAATCGTTATAAACATTATCTCGCGCGCGAAAGAGATTAAAACTATAACAGCTTTCGGACTTTCGGAGAAACCGGATTTTCATTCTTTTACAGATTAGAGGCACGAGAGACACATGCCTAGTAAAACTAGGGGAGTTAGAGACACCGTTTTGAGGCAATTAGAGGCACGCGGAGTCGGTTTAGAGGCACCAAGGGACGCGTGAGCAAATTTTGGTCGCAGCAAGACGAAATTTAATTGAGCACGAGTCGAATCGGCACAGAACATCGCGTGACTCTAACGTGCCTCTAAGTGCCCCTAACGTGTCCCACATGGTGTCTCTAACTTACCTATAAATACTAGGGAAGTGTCTCTCGTGCCTCTAATTCTTGTGTTTTTAAAAACCATAGTCTTAAAAAATCTCAAACCAATTACCAAACAACATCAGTGAGTACAACTTATCCACGACACTGCATCAAAAGACACCAAATTGCATGATTTGTCCACGACACAGCACCAAATTGCACCAAACTACATCAAACACGCGCGCATCCGCGCTCCCCACACCCGGCAGGTACCCACACAGGGCATTGCTGGTAAATTCACCAGTAAGACCAATGAAGAACCCCGCCGGATGATAATGATTTACATGAGCTTTATAAATATTCAGCAGCTTAGGCGACGTCTCGCACGGTCAGCCCCTGGACCTGAGGTTTTTAGGTTCACTGACCAAACGGGTGATGCGTTGTCTGTCGCGGCGAATGGCAGAGGTGAGATACTGTTTGGTGTAAACCATCAGTTCTGTGCGGTACCCGCTACAGAGCTCATCCCTCTATTCACACAAGCGGTGCGTGCTACACGGCTCAGCCCCGAGCAGTTAGCCGCCGTGGCACGGGCAGAAGGTCTCGTGGTGACACGACCTCAGACCCGCTCGCCACTCGCTACGTTCAAATCCAAAACTAAAACTCAAGGAAGGTAACACTACCATGCAAAACTCTAGCTTACCTGCGCCCGTGCCAGCCGTGCGTGCCACCCCCGGCGGGGGGTGGGACCTAGCCGCCTACCAGACTGCAGCCCTGGCTACCGCCTTGCCCACTGCACACTCTACAGAGTACCTACTCCCAGGACTCCTCTCTGAGCTTGGTGAGTTGGCAGGGGTGCTGGCTAAGGAGTACCGCGACAGCACGCCTATCAATTACGAGGACCGACTCTCGGAGATGGGTGATATCGCGTGGGTGGTCGCTGTCTGGTTGCACGACCTTGGTATCACCACGACCAGCCCTGACAACCTCGGCGTCAGCAACGAGACCATAAGTAAAAACCCGCTCACGCATCCTATCGATGTGGTTGGTCTTATGCTCTCACTTACGGAGCCTCTCGTTTCCTCCTGCGCCAATCTCCGTGCAAACCCCTCACCCACCCCGGCGGGAGACGTCGTCGCTAAGAACGTTCTTCTCACTATATGGCGGCTGCTGGAGTTCTATGCACCAACTATAGCCCCCAACATGGAGGACCCGTTCAAGGCGGCGCTGGACTCGAACATCGCTAAGCTCACCTCCCGGCAGGCACGCGGCAAACTAGGAGGCTCCGGTGACCACCGCTAACAACCACTTCCCTCGACCACCGTACGACGGCAACAGCCACGACAGCAACCTCTCACAGGAGGTGGAGGATTACCTCGCTGAGTGGCAGTACAACCACATCGATAGCGAGCTGGAGGAGCCAGAGCAAACACCACCTGCCACTACACAGGCATCCGCCCCAAACCACCCGGCAGGGTGGACACTACCAATCTTCATCATTGCGGCAGCGGCGTGCATCCTAGCCGCCATATGGCTCACGTCCTGGTTTGTACCCATCAAGCTGCTACTGACAGCACCAATACTCGTATTCGTTGGCGCAGGGGTCAACTCTGTCGTTCAGGAAAGGAAACACTACCGTGGTTGACAACTCCTTGTACATCCTACCTGAGCGGTTCGCTGATCAGCTACTCCCGCCGCTGGCAGCGCTGCTGTACCCACAGACTCACTTGGCGCCCATGCCATCAGGCAAGTACTCCCGCACGACGTACCCCGCTCTGATCGATCTACTATCGACGGCGGAGCCTACATCCCCGGCGGGGGCGCCAGGTGCCAGCGGGTTCAAGTCCAGCACGCCTGTCTCACTTGAGGTGCTGGATATCCGTGAGGAGTTCGGTGTCTCCTCCCCTGCCTCCTGGCGTGAATGGATTGACCACCTGCTACGGACGCCGGACTTCTGGTCGGACGAGAACCAGGTACGCGAATTGATACACTACCTCAACCGTCTTCACTCGACAATTAGTAACCTGTTCTACCCACCAATCCCGGTCTCACACCCGACACTTCCATGTCCGGTCTGTGGCGAGAAGCGTCTGGCAACGACACCGGAGCCGGAGTATACTGTGTGGTGTGAGGCGTGTCAATCTGATTGGCAAGGTGACTCGGCGCTACGGTTGCTCATTGCACAGATCCGTGGGGAGGCATAACACCCGGCGGTTTGCTTTGCCAAGTTTTTCTTTGTATAATTGAATTGCACGCCTAAAGTATAGCTGCTGACGAGGCAGAGTCCCCAGGTTTTCTTACCTTCCCTGGGGGCTTTTCCTTTGCCCTCAACACCTCAAGGAGAACCAATGGCATCACCTGGCAATGGTACACGGACGTACCTCCGTATGCGTAAGGAGTTCTTTAACCAGTGTGCCACTAAGGATGCACCGTGTTGGTGGTGTGGTCAGCCTATCGATTATACCATCCCTCACTCTGACCCTGTCACTGGTCACGTCAACAGTGATGCGTTTGAGCTTGACCATGCGTTCCCTCGCTCGACTCACCCGGAGTTGGCTGAGGACCCAGCGAACTTCCGTCCGGCACACCGGGCGTGCAACAACCGTCGCTCCGATGGCAAGGGTGACTTGCCCTTGGGTACCATCAGTGCGCGGTTCATACAGTAGTTCTATCATTTACGGAAGGAATCCACCCATGCGACGTTCACTCTCTGCTCTTGTTCTTGCTCTGCCCCTCGCCACCACGACCGCTGCATCGGCGGCATCCGCTGCGACCCCGGCGGGACCTCGACCTCACCTCTCTCAGCAACAGACTTGTATCCGTGGGACTCAGCCATGGGTGAATGGTTGGCTGAGGATGAAGTGGTGCAACATGACCTCTGTTCACCGGGCGTATTGCAAGGTGGGCGGAAGTACTCCGTACGATTGCTAACACCCGGCGGGTATACGCCGCCGCTCACTTATTTTAAAAAAGGCATATCCACCCCGGCACTTGCGTAAGTGTCGGGGTGGTTCTGTCTACTCCCCGGACGGGGGTCACCAGGGAGCTGGGTGCGGGTGGTGCCAGGTGGGTAAAACCGGGGTACCGAGGTGATGCGGTGCGGGGTAGGGGACCTATAATCGCTAGGTATCTGGTGGTGTGTTGGCATCCCGGGGCGCACCCCGCCGCCCCCTCCGACGCAACCACGCACCCTTGACCCGCTACGCAAACCGACTTAAAAATTCAGAAATGAGCCGAAATGACTGCAAAAGACGACAAACCTGCAATTATTTGGGGTCCAATGGAGACCGCTGTCCGCGCCTCGCTGGAATCCGCCTCGTGGCTCACGGAGGCTGACGAGTTCTCTAAGCAACTGCTCTTGTCTCAGGCACAATCCCTCGATAATATGGAGGAAGACTTTGCTGATGGGCGGATAACCCGCGCTGAGCTGGAGAAATCGCGCTACATGACTAACGCGCACCTCATCCAGATGTTGAAGCAGCTCGGTCTAACGCCAGAATCCCGGCGGGGAGTGCCAGAGGAGAAGCCTGAGATGAAAGAGAGCGAGTCCGCACGACGAATTCGTGAGCGCCGTGAGCGCCGCCGCCGCGCCGTAGCCGACAGGAAGTAGCACCATGTACACGGAATCTGGCGAATTGCGGGGTGATACTGAGCCCCGCATCTTTACTCGACCTCTCCGTGAATTGACTCCAGAGACATCTCTCGGTTTTGAGGCGATAGCTACAGCGACTGAGGACCTTGGACGTAACCTGCACCCCTGGCAGGAGTGGGTCTTAATCCACTCGCTGGAGTTGGCACCTGGCTCGTACACGTCCGACCCTGCACCGGTGCTTCGTTTCGAGACAGTTCTCGTACTCGTTGCCCGCCAGAACGGGAAATCGTTCCTCGCATCGACCCGTATGCTATGGCGTATGCTGATGTGGGATCCGCCAGAGGGTGAACCGCCCCTGGTTCTTGGGACTGCTCACAAGTTGGCGGCGGCAGAGGAGATTCAGGAACAAGCGTACAAGGCTATAGCCCGCTCCCCTGCAGCGGACCAGGTTGCCCGCATGACGGGGACCAACGGCTCAAAGACTCTGGAGCTTATCAATGGTGCACGGTATCGGTGCGATGCCGCCTCGGATGATGGTGGTCGCTCGTTCTCTGTGACGGACTTGTTCTTTGATGAGTTGCGTCAGCAGAAGGAGTGGTCGCCGTGGATGGCGCTCACCAACACGACCAACGCTAAGTTCTCATCCCAGGTGTTTGCTGTCTCGAACGCCGGCGAGTCCAAATCTGTGGTATTGAACAGCCTACAGGATAATGAGCGTAAGGCGATTCAGGAGTACGATTCCTTCATATCCGGCGGGGGTACGCCGGAGGAATGGGCTAAAACCCACGAGATAACCTTTGGCTTGTTTGAGTACTCCGCCCCTGAGGGCGCGCCCATCCACGATAGGGATGGTTGGGCGGCAGCAAACCCCTCGTTGGGGTACCCGTTTGGTCCTACAGAGCGTAAACTCGCAGCAACGGTCGCTCTCGTTGGCGACCAGGGCAAGGAGGGCGTACCGGAGTACAAGTTCCGTGCGGAGGTTTTGTGCCAGCGAGTCGCTATGGCGGCGGATGGACCCTTCAAGCAGGAGGATCTGGACGCGTGTCTCTCCCCCGGCGGGGAGATCGACCTCAGTTCTCCGCTCGTTGTGGGTGTCGATACCTCGGCAGATGGAAAAATGAGCTACATCGCGGTCGCTGGTTACCGTGCGGATGGAGTTCCGCAGGTCGAGATCCTCACGAAGCGACCGTTTATGGACTGGATTCCTGATTTCCTAGAGAATCAACTGAATTTTACTCCGCGAGATATCATTCTTCAGGGTAAAGGCGCACCGATCTCTAGTTATCGGGAGCCACTACTCCGGCAGGGTGTCAACTTTACCCCGTGTGAGGCATCAAACCTGCCAGCAGCGTGTGCACAGTTCGCTGAGCGAGTCGAGCAGCATAAGGTTTCGTGGCGAGATCAGCCGATTCTCCGTAAACCGCTGGAAGAAGCGGTAAAGAAGTACTATGGAGACGTGTGGTCGTGGAACAGGGAGCGCTCGCCGGTGGATATCGCGCCTCTCTGTGCTGCAACTTTCGCCCTGTGGGGGCTTTTGCGCTTGCAGGACAATGAAGAAGACAAGAAATCGGTGTATTCCGATCCAGAATATGACGAATGGTGGAGGTGAACCTAGTTTATGGCTACAGCTGGAGAAATTATTACCCGAGCGCTCTCTGGTGGGCTGTCCCGCGCCGTGACGACCTTCATGGGGCGGGAAGTCGTTGTAACGACCCCGGCGTGGGGTCCTGCACCGGAGCCATTGAACCTCACCCCAGAGCAGATGTGGCGTACGCAGCCGCATTTACGCACCGTGGTGGATTTCCTAGCAAGAAACGTAGCTCAACTAGGTCTTCACTCCTTCGTGCTGAGCGGGGACGACAGGAAACGTGACCGTGAGTCCGTAGTGGCGGCGGTTATCCGTCAACCGAACTCCCACATGACGACCTTCGACCTGATGTACGACCTTATTGGCAACCTTGCCCTGCACAACCGGGCGTACTGGTTTGTGTATGAGTCGACATCGACTCCATCGGGTTGGGCTATCCAGCCCTTCCCCGCCTCGTGGGTGAAGGTGGATTACTCCACATATTGGGAGCCTAAACAGTACGTTGTCTCCCCTCCGGACTCGCCGGATAAGGCGGTCAAGTTCTCACCGGAGAATGTGCTTGCTTTCGAGGGGTGGAACCCCCTGGCAGGGAAGTCGTCCTCTGTCGTTGAGACGCTTCGACTCATTCTTGATGAGCAGTACCAAGCTCGTCGTCACCGCTCGCAGGTGTGGCGGCGCGCTGGTCGTGTAGGGAATTACATCTCCCGCCCGTCGGATGCACCGGCGTGGGCGAATGCTGACCGTAAGCGGTTCTTGAAGATGTTTGAGGAGTTTACGGCAGAGAATTCCCGGACCGGCGGGACACCGATCCTCGAAGAGGGGATGCGGCTGGAGTCGTCGCAGTTCAACTCGGCAGATGAGCAGTGGGCAGAGTCCGTCAAGCTATCTATCATCACTGTGGCGCAGGTGTTCCAGGTGAACCCGGTCATGGTCGGTGTGTTGGACAACGCCAACTACAGCAACGCTAAGGAATTTAGCAAATCCCTTTACACCAACACGCTTGGACCTACCCTTCGCATGATTGAGCAGCGTCTCAATGTGTTCTTGCTGCCGATGCTCGGGGTTGATCCCAGCTCTCACATGGTTGAGTTCAATATTGAGGAGAAGCTCCGTGGCTCCTTTGAGGAGCAAGCGGCGGTCGCGAGTGCGGCGGTCGGTGCTCCGTACATGACCCGTAACGAGATACGCCGCGCCAACAACCTACCTGCCATACCCGGCGGGGATGAGCTGGTTGTACCCCTCAACCTATCTGAAGGACCACAGGAGTCCACTGAAGAGACTGACACCGAGGCGGCGACCGACCCCGACGTGACAGATGAGATCGAGCCTCCCGAGGCGGTGAAGTCGGTTTTGACTCGGCACTCCGCCCGCGCCCGGCGGGTTATCGCGTCGAAAGGCAGTAGCCCGGCGCTCACATCCCGACTCACCAGGGAGCTTGGTACGGATTTGGCGGATTTCCCTGAGTGGCAGTCTAGGGCTAAGGAATTACACGAGAAATGGGTAAACCATGGAGATTAAACGTAAAGCAGTTACTGTTGAGGTGGCTCCTGCGGAGGACAGTGAGGCGGCTGGTGAGTTCACGGGGTACGCATCTGTCTTCAACAATGTGGACCTCCACGGCGATATCGTTAAGCCGGGCGCATTCGCGGAATCACTGAATTCGTATGGACCCGGCGGGTCCGGTGTTCCTTGTTACTGGAACCACATGCTCGATGACCCACAGCTGTGTATTGGCTGGACTAAAGAGGCGCACGAGGATGAGCACGGGCTGTTTGTGCGGGTGCAGCTCGACCTGGAGAACCCGATGGGTGCGCAGGTGTACTCGCTGCTGAAGCGTGGTCTCGTTCGACAGATGTCCTTCACGTACCTGGTGGAGGCGGAGGAGCCGTACGCAGATGAGGAGCAGGAGCGTTACATCACTCTCCTCACTAAATTGAAGCTTTTCGAGGTGTCGGTGGTGCCTGTTGGCGCGAATCAATCGACCGAGATCTTGGACGTGAAGGCGGATACCCCCCGGCGGGGAACCGCACCCCTCGACGTTACAGAGGAAGACCCTTCAGAGGACCAAGGCAGTAGTGAAGAGGACCCTGAGGTGCACACGGTGGAGGAGGGCGAAAGCCCCAACACCAAGGATGCGCCGATGGACAATTCGCGTGTTCTGGCAATGGCAGCTGAAGCGGAACTGAACATTATTCGACTATCCATAATGAAGGGTAACTTACTATGACACTAGCTGAAAAGCGTGATGAGCTGCTCGCAAAGAGCACCGCTTTCGCAAAGAAGCTCGCTAACGGCGAGGAACTGACTGAGGAAGAGCAGCAGGAGTTCGATGGACTGAAGGCTGCAACCGATGATGTGATTTCTCGCATGAAATCCGCTGAGGAGGCATCCGCTATGGTGAAATCTCTGGGTACTCCCGCGCCCCCTGCGAAGGAAGATACCCTCGCCGGCGATCAGGCTCCTCAGGCTAAGTCCATTGGCGATTACTTCGTCCAGGGCGCTAAATCCTCTGGTGTGCTGGCACGTTTGAAGTCCGGCAACCGCGTGAACCCCTTCGATATGCCGGAGTTCACTGGCTCGAAGGCTGCTGGTGATGTCATTAAGCTGGATAACCTCCAGTTGACTGCATCCCACCTGGTCACTCCGGATATTGACCGCAACATTGTCACTGCTTACGCACAGCGCCCTACCATCGCAAGCTGGCTCGGTAGTGGTACCATCACCTCTAACGCGATCGTTTACTTCGTCGAGAAGGTGTGGGATGACTCGACCAATGGTACCTTCGGTATGATCGCTGAGGGTGCCGACAAGCCTGGCATGACTCCCCCGGATTACACCGAGGTGACTGAGGTTCTGAAGAAGCTCGCCGGCTGGATCAAGCTCTCTATGGAGATGGCTGAGGATGCTGAGTTCCTCGTCTCCGAGATCAATAACCGCCTCCTGTTCCAGCTGCTCGTGGCTGAGGAGGCTCAGCTCCTGAATGGTGATGGCACCGGTCAGAAGATCAAGGGTCTCTTGAACCGTGAGGGTGTCCAGAAGAAGACCTCGGCTAACGCTGCTGGTAACCTGGATGCTGTCTATGAGTCCATGAACGCTGTCTTCACCAAGACTGGCTTGCGTGCGGATGGTATCGTCATCAACCCGGCGGATTACGAGAAGTTCCGCCTCCAGAAAGATGGTAACGGTCAGTACCTGGCTGGTGGTCCTTTCCAGGGTCAGTACGGCGTTGGTGGTATCTTGCAGGATCCGCCGCTGTGGGGTCTGAACACCATCCAGACCACCTCCATCCCGGCAGGTAAGGTACTGATTGGTGCCGGTCAGGCTGCAGCTACCGTGTACCGTAAGGGCGGCATCCGTGTCGAGACCAGCAACGCTGACCGTGATGACTTCACCAAGAACCAGTTCACCATCTTGGCAGAGGAGCGTCTCGCACTTGCTGTGCGTCGTCCCGATGCATTCGTTGAACTGACCCTCGGTCCTTAGGAGTAACCACCATGAAGGTATACAAAGTTAACGTCAACGGTCTGGACTACCACGTTCAGCTGACTGAGGCTACCGCGAAGGAGATCGGGGCTGTTCTGGTTGATAGCCAGAAGAAGCCCGCTGCTCCTGCAGAGAAGCCCGCTGAGCGCAAGAAGCCTGGTCCTAAACCGAAGGCACAAACTGAGCAGAAGGAAGAGAAGAAGGGTTAACCAATGAATTACCCACCTATCCCCGCCGCGACCTCACAGGAAGAAGCGATCACCTCCTTGATTCGCGCGTACTGTGGTTGGCATGTAACCCCTGAGGTGAATGAGATTCGGTCGTTCGACTACTCCGGCGGGGGTCGGCTCTTCATCCCGACACTTCGTCTTGCTGAGGTGCATCGGGTAGCGACCCACGGGAGGGATCTGTACGATTGGACCTTCTCGGAGGATGGGTGGGTGACCTTCTCTCCTTCGTATCAACCCCCCGCAGGTGATAAGGCAGTGACTGTCGAGTTTAAGCACGGGTTTCCGCAAGCACCTGAGCTCGCTCTGGTGCTTGAGCGTGTCAAGGCTCGACTCGCTGCTCTCCCCGCCGCACCACTCTCGTACCAGAGAGCTGGAACGCAAGGCGTTGGGTACTTGTCGAGGAATGGGGATGTACTCGGGTTCTCCCTCTCCGATAGCGAGAAGGAGGCTCTTGCGCCATATCGTTTGAAGACCGAGGCAATATGATAAGTTTGATTCAACCCGGTGGGCATACACCACCGGTAGTGCAGTACCTCCGAGCATCAACGAATGGCGCCACGGATCGGTACGGGTCCCCGGTACGTACCTGGGACCCACCGGTCACTGTGGAAGGGTTCATCCTCGATGTACCGGCATCTGGGGAGAACGGTCAGGGCATCGCCGTCTCTCCTGATGTCGTTGCTACACTCTACCTCCCCTCCAGCTACACCGTGGCGACTGAGGACAAGTTCCTCATCACACACCCCCGGCTGGGAGTCGCTGTAGAGTGTGTTCCCCAGGGAGTTGGTTGGAACGTAGCGAACGTCTTTACCGGTGCCACATTCATGACTGAAGTAAAGTTGAAGGTGCGTCGTGGCTAATTCTCGTATCAAGGTCAAGCTCAACAAGGAAGCCTTCCGTCGGTTGCGTGAGTCGCCTCAGGTCCGTGCTGATCTGGAGCGCCGCGCTAAAGCGATCGCTCAAGCCGCCTCCCGCAACGGGCAGGTCACTGGGTACAAGGTGACAGATCTCGTGCTGGAGCGACCCCGTGGTGCTGTCTCGGTGATGGCTACCGGCTGGGCAGCCCGTGATAACCGTAAGCGCAACTCGCTCCTCAAGAACATACGGAAGGGGGAGGAATGAGTTTTAGTGACCCCGCTGTAACGACTCGCTCACATCTCGCACCCCGACTCCGTACCCGCATCTTCTTGCAGGAACCCGATAGCGACTCGTACGATTACAGACAGCCGTGCCTCATCATTAATGACCTCGGGTCGCGGGTGCTGTACATGGGTGCGTTCCTTGATTCGTTCCTTCAGTTTGAGGTCCGGGCAGTAACCCGCGAGGATGCAGAGACCCTCTCCCGGCAGGTGTGGGAGGCACTGCACGACTGGATCGGTGAGGACTCGACTGTCGTTCCACAGAGTATTAACGATTTTCCGCAATGGAACCCAGAGGCAGACCGGAAGATACCAGCGTACACCTTTAGCGCTCGTTTCTGGTTGCGCCCTTCAACCCAAGAAAGTAATTAGGAGATAACATGGCAGAACCTCTTTCGGGCGTTACCGCTATTCTTACAGGTAAGCCGCTCAAGGCTACCGGCGGGGTAACCCGTGCGCCACTTGGCACCCCGCTTCCAACTGACGCAACCACCCGTCTCAATGCGGCATTCGTTGCTCAGGGATTCATCTCTGAGGATGGTGTTACCCGTACCACTGACGCCTCCGATGACAAGATCAAGGCGTGGGGCGGTCAGGTAGTGAAGGTCGTTCGCTCAGACTTCTCTGTGAGCTACAAGTTCAGCTACATGGAGTCGGCATCGGCTACCACCTTGAAGTCCATCGTTGGTGAGGAGAACGTCACCATCACTCCTCCGGAGGCTGGTAAGCACGATGGCAAGGTTGCAGTGAAGATCAACGCTAAGCCCGCACCCCGTGCATCTTACACCCTGGAGATGCTTGACGAGAACACCTTTATCCGTGAGGTTATCCCGATCGGTCAGATCTCTGTCTCTGGTGATGTCAAGTTCACCCACTCTAGCGTGATCCAGTATGAAGTGACTATCGAGGCATTGCCTGATAACACTGATAACAACGCTTACGAGTACTTGGACACTGTACCAGCTGATAAGCTGGCAGAGGTCAAGAAAGCTCTCGGAGTTAGCTAACTCCGAGTCCTCGACCCCGGCGGGTTCTCGGCTCGCCCGCCGGGGCTTTCCTAACAACTGAGCCGAAACTACAACAGAAGGAGCCGAACTATGGCACAGAAAGCCAAAACCAAGAAGACTTTTACCCGCGTCAAGCCGAAGCAGTACACTATGGTACGCTTCACTTCCTCGTTGTACGATGCGGAATTCCTCCTCCCCAAGCCTGGTCACATGAGCCAGAAGGTAGCATCTGCTATCGATAGCGGTCGCTTCGATGTGTTCTATGAGTGGCTGCGAGGTGCGGGTGTCACTGATGAAGAGATTGACGCGATCGCTGATATGGACGCTGAGGAGACCCGCGAGTTCATGCAGGAGTGGGGACAGGGAGAGATCGCTTCGGTCCCAAAATCCTAGCGACGCTAGACCTGTACCGTCGACATCCTGAAGCCGTGATAGCGGAGCTGCTCCCGGCGGGGATACGCTGGTCAGACATCGGTGAGACGTTCCTCTGGGAGGAAGCGATCGCTGTTCTGACTTGCGCCCCGCCGTGGGGTCCACTGAGCCAAGCCCTTAACCCTAAGGATTGGGTCTGGGGTATACCGGGCTTCGACCAGGTCGTGCTCATCTCTGAGCTTCTCGCTACCGGCAACGTCCAGAGAGGGAATCAGTCTGGTGCTCGCCGGTCTGATTTCCCCGAGAGGACGCGCCGTCCCTATGATGAGCGTGAGATTGTTGATCAGAAGACCGTGGGCAAGCCGGTTGATGTTGTCGACGCGGCGGCTGTCATGTTCGATTACACAGGTCTGGACTTTAGTACTGTACTGTTAGAACAAGAATAGGAGAGGGTGTATGGCGGCAACAATTGAGCTCGCTACCGCGTATATCACGTTGGCGGCAGAGACCCGAGGGCTGTCCCGACAGATCGGGGCTGAGCTCAAGGCATCTGAGCGATTCGCGGACTCGACCGGTCGCAACATCGGTGAGAACCTCCGGCGGGGAATCGCGTCGAAGAAGCCAGATGCCGACATCACCGCCCTCTCCCAGAAGGTCGAGGCGGATCAGAAGCGACTGGTCGCCGCGACTAACAAAGCCGCCACTGACCGCGCCGCCGCTGCTCGCAAGGTCGAGATCGCGGAGGCGCGGCTGTGGGAGGTCAAGAACAAGGGCAACGCTACTGAGTCTCAAATACTCGCCGCCCAAGATCGTTTATCCTCTGCCCGTGCGCGATACATCGAGGTATCCCGGCGGGGAGTGCAACAAATCACCGCTCACAATGAGGCTCTAAAGAGCTCACAGGCGGTACTTCAATCCGCGACGCAACAGTCGGCATCCGCCCTATTTGCCCCTGCCAATAACGCTGTTGCAGCTGTTCGCCGCATGACCACAGAGACAGGGAACGCCGGTGGTGCGTTCTCTCGGTTCGGTAACCTAGCTCGCAGCTCGTACGATGTCGTGGCATCTGGCGCGACCAGGACTGCCTCCGTTACCCGTAACGCCTTCAGTGGTGTGGGGTCGGTGGCATCTGACGTCTTTCGTGGTCGCTTCTCTGACGCATTCAATACTGTCGCTACCGGCGCTCGCAACACCTCATCCTCCATCGCTGGCTCGTTCCGCAGTAGCGCATCTAACATCAGTCACTCCCTGACGAGTGCTTTCCGTGGCACGAGCGCGACCGCAGAGGCTGAGGGTCAAAGCGCCTCCAGCCGCTTCTCCGGCGGGTTCCGTGGGATTCGGGAGCGCATCTCTGGTCACTTCCGTGGTGCCTTCTCTGGAGCCACCAGCAGCGCTGAGGAGGGTGGTCACCGGGCGGGTGGTGCGTTCGGTAACGCGTTCAAGTCCGCACTCGCTGGCATCCTGGCGTATGTCGGTATTCAGCAGATTACCAACCTGACCTCCAGCTTCGTTAAAGAAGCTGGAGACCTTGAGCAATCGCTCGGTGCTGTGGATGCTGTCTTCAAGGACTCCGCTGGGTCTATCCACAATTGGGCACAGGCTGCATCAACATCTGTTGGTATCTCTCGTAACGAGTATAACCAGTTCGCCTCTGTCCTCGGCTCGATGCTGAAGAACGCTGGCACTCCGATGGACCAGCTCGGTGACAAGACCAACAAGCTGATCACGCTCGGTGCCGACCTGGCGTCGATGTATGGTGGCACGACGGCGGATGCGATTGAGGCGATCAGCGCCGCGCTTCGTGGCGAAATGGACCCCATCGAGCGCTACGGTATCTCCCTGAACGACGCGATGCTGACCCAAGAGGGTCTGCGTCTTGGCATACAGAAGACCGGCGGGTCGTTCGATACACAACAGAAGCAGCTCATCGTCCAGTCGTTGCTGTTCAAGCAGAGTGCCGATGCGCAGGGCAACTTTTATCGGGAGACTGATACCTACCAGCACAAGACACAGGTTCTTGCGGCACAGTGGAAGGACCTCTCTGCCCAGATCGGTGAGCGGTTCCTCCCGTCGGCGGGTGCTGTAGCTGAGTGGCTATCTACTCAGGGTCTGCCCCTGTTTAAGCAGTTCGCTGATGCTATCGCTGGTGTGTCGAAGTTCCTCGGTGAGACTATCCAGTACTGGGGTCCTTTCGCCATTGGTATGGCTGCAGTCTTGGTCCCGGCGGGGCTGCTATTCGCAGCTTTCTGGGCTGGTACCACTGCCGTCTCTGCTCTCGCCACCGCCTTCACGGCGCTCGGTGTCGCAGAGAACTTCGCTCTATGGCCTGTCTTTGCAATCGTGGCTGGCATCGCGGTTCTCGTTGGTGGTCTCGTTGCTGCATACACCAACATCGGCTGGTTTAAGGACTTCGTTGATACATCCTTCCGTAACCTCCAGGTTGTGGCAGGAATCGTGTGGCAAGCCATCCTCGATGCAGTGAACTTATTCGTTGGCTGGTGGCAGACCTATGCTCAACCCGTTATCGACCAGGGAATCCAGGCGATACAGACCGCTATGATGTGGCTCTGGCAAAACGTCATGATACCCGCCTGGCAGGGAATACAGGTAGCGATCCAGTGGGCTTGGGAGAACGTAATCCAGCCGATATTCACCGCGATCAATGATGTTATCACGCATCTGCTTGGACCTGTGTTCCAGTGGCTCTGGGAGACTATCATTGTCCCCGCCTGGCAGGGCATCGTGCAGGTGGTTACGTGGGCATGGACTACTATCCTCCAGCCGATGTTCCAGGGCATATGGGCATTCATCACTGATATCCTTGGACCAGTCTTTACTTGGTTGTGGAACGAGATCATCGTCCCGGCATGGAACGGCATCTCCACCGTGATCGGGTTCGCTTGGAACAACATCATCAAGCCCATCATGGATGCTATCGTTTGGGTACTCCAGAACATCGTTGGTCCGGTCTTTACCTGGCTCTGGAATGAGATTGTTGCCCCCGCCTTCAACGGGATACGTATCGTGATCGAGATCGCCTGGAACATCATCCGTGTGATCTTCGACGCTCTCTACCATCTCATCAAGGATGTCCTCGGTCCAATATTCACGTGGCTGTGGGATAACATTGTCAAGCCCACATTCAACTGGATCAGCGACCACATCGGAAAGACGATGGGTTGGGTTAAGGATAACATCCTTGATCCGCTGGGTCACTGGTTGCAGAATGATTTCGCTAATGCCTGGAGCAAGACCGTCGAGGTTATTGGTCAAGCCTGGGACACCTTGAAGAAGGTCGTTGGTACGCCGGTCAAGTGGGTCGTTGATACCGTGATTAACGGTGCACTGATCGATGGCTACAACGGCTTGAACGATGTATGGTCTGGCGCGGACATCCCTCGTATTGACACGAGTGGTATTCCATCGTTCGATGTTGGTGGTTACACTGGACCCGGCGGGAAATACACCCCGGCGGGTATCGTCCACGCGGATGAGTTCGTTATCCGTAAGGAGTCTCGCGCCCGGTTCGAGAAGGACAACCCCGGTGTACTGGATTACCTCAACAAGCATGGACACCTACCGGGCTTCGCTACCGGCGGGCGTGTCCGTGGCTACGCAGATGGCGGCAAGGTCGTCAACCCGAACAACTACTTCGACGTGCTCGGTGTCGGTCTCGACCGCGCTGGTAAAGCTGTGGATGATGCGGTTGATTGGGGTTTTGACCGTGTGAAGGATGCTATCCTTATCCCTGTCGATGCTGCTGCGAACCTAGCGAAGGAGAAATTCGCAGGTAACGAATTTGTCGTTGGCGCGGTCGGTCTTGCCCAGAAATCTGCACATGATATTGCTGATTTCGCTAAGGAGAAGATCAAGTCCTTCGTTCCGAAGTTCAACCCCGGCGCGGGTGTTGAGCAGTGGCGACCGACCGTGGAGCAAGCACTGCATATCGCGGGTCTGCCCGTCACTCCAGATTACATCAATGCGTGGTTGTCACAGATTCAATCCGAGTCTGGTGGTGACCCCGGCGTGACACAGAATGGTTACGTCGACATCAACACGATCACTGGCGATTTGGCTCAGGGTCTGGTTCAGGTGATTGGATCGACATTCGCTGCATATCGTGACCCCTCGCTACCGAATGACCGCCGTCACCCGCTCGCTAACCTTGTCGCGGGTATGCGTTACGCCACCGCCCGGTACGGGTTTGGTGGTCAGCTCGGGGTGATTGGTCACGGTCACGGCTACGCTGATGGTGGACGGGTTACCCCGGCGTTGTATGACCACGGTGGTATCATCCGGCAGGGTGTGCAGGTGATTGATCACCGCCGCCGCGACCCGGATTATGTCCTTACCGAGAAGCAGTGGGAGCGGATGTACAAGATCGCTGATAATGCAGATAAATCTAAGCACGCTGGTATAACGATTGGCACTGTCCAGGGGTATACGGCGGAAGAGGTGGCGCGAGAGATCGAGCGCCGCCGTCGTCAAGAGGAGGCTCTAGCTTATGGTTAATCAGGCACCTGTCGTGAAACTGATCGATACCACGGATACCGATGAGCCTCTGTACTTGCTCTCTACCGGTCGAAGCGCCTTCACCCTCCTTGAGGGGGTGGAGGGCTTCGGCTTGCCAGAGTGGGAGTACAAGAGGGTTGACCACCCCGGCGGGGTTGGCTCCTTACTCCAGGGGCAACGAGTCAAGGCGCGAGAGATCTACCTCCCTATCCATATCCAGGGCGACAACCAGGAGCAAGTGACGCGCCGCTGGGATCGACTTCAGAAGGTCACTAACCCCGGTCGGGGTGGATGCACTCTAGAGATTACCCCAGAGAACCGTGACCCCCGCTCCATCAAGGTACTGTACAAGGAGGGACTCGAGGGGAACTTCGGCGCGACTTACCGCAAGTACTGGTACACGATGGGCTTGCGTCTGTTGGCGCTGGACCCGTACTGGAGGGGCAGCACGAAGACGCAGGTCTGGAAGACACAGACCAACTCGAAGCCCTTCATCTCTGGCGGTGACCAGGTACGCACTCACAAGTTCTTCCCCGTGATTCTGGACGCATCCGCCGTGGCATCCGGCAGGAGGGTGCAGGTCAAATCCGATGTTCCAATCAACCCGGTCTGGTCAGTGACTGGACCTGTGACAGACCTAAAGATTCAGGATGGCTTTGGGCACAAGCTCGGGTTCTCGGGTCAGATCGCCCCTGGAGACACCCTCACTATTGACACCTCGACCTACGGGTTGGCGTATGTTCGAGATGGGAAGATCCAGGCGTCGGATGATTCTCTGTACGCCCGCCTTGGTGCGGACTCCGAGATGTTCCAGCTCCCGCCGGGTGAGTCAGCCATCCGTGTCACTGGTGCTGGTATGACCTCGCAATCCCGTATTGAGCTGTCGTACACGCCGCTCTACTTGTCCGGATATGAAGGTGGCTAATGCTTACTACCCATCTACGTGACCCCAACAAGAACATCTCCCGACAGATCCGTTTCTCTAAGCTCACGGCGGTCTTCCGTCTCAATACACCAACAACCTTCACCGGTACGCTTGATCCCACATCTGAGTTGTTCTTTGACAGGATAGCCCCCGGCTGGGGTATCATTGGGCGGGATGACCAGGTCGCTTTCGGTGGAGACCTGACAAAGATTCACCGCAAGAATGACCGTGGCATACCGGAGTGGGAGCTCACTGGTGTGGGTGACCTGCAGGTCGTTGCCGATAGGTTGACGTACCCGAACCCACAGAAGAGCGAGAACGAGCAGGATGTGTCGCACTACAAGTACACCGGGGTTGCGTCTCGGGCAGTCCATGCGCTACTTGAGGCGAATCTCGGGGGACACGCCCTACCACCCCGGCGGGCGCTCGGGGCACAAATCCGCTCAATTGATGGCGGCTCGCAGGTATCTGTAGAGACACGCCTCAAGAACCTACTCACTGAGTGTCAGACCGTTTGCACCACCGGCGGGGTTGTGCTGGAGGCGTACCCTCAATCCAAAGGTTACCTGATTGTGGTGCGACCCCCGACTGTCCGAACGAAATCTGTCGTGTTTACCCAGCAGGGTGGCGAGGTGCTTGGTTGGGAGCTAACGAATAACGCACCCACAGCAACCACAGTCGTTGTTGGTGGTCAGGGTGAGGGCGCATCCCGCACACTAGAGACTCGTACCCGTCCGAATGATTGGGGTCGACGCATCGAGGTGTTTAAGGATCGCCGCGACACCGATGAGGCAGCTGACCTAGAGAAGGCAGCGAACGAGGAGCTGGATAAGGGGCAAGCAACCCAGACATTGAAGCTGGAATTCCGCGAGACGCCGCGCCTTCAGTTCGGTCGCGCCTTCCAGCTTGGTGACACAGTAACCGCTGTCCTTGCGACGGGTCTCCGTGCTGAGCTCCCTGTCACTCAAGCGAAGGTCGAGTGGGATGGTTACCAGAACCGCACTGTATCGCTCACGCTTGGACCTGAGGAGGAGAGCTTGCAGGATGCTCGACTTCGTAATCTGTATCGGGATATCTCCCACATCACAACAATTTAATAAGGAGTGAGACTATGGCGGACGCTCAAGTCAGCTTCCCTAAAGTGAACGCACCGCTCACCGCTGAGGAGTGGACATCGGTCACGCTTGGTATCGGCAACGGCACCCTCGATGAAGGGTCTGGAAATTACCGTATCACCTTCGACGACGCCCTGGACCAGTGCATCGTGTCACCCCCGGCGGGGAGTGGGTATGCCCACGCTATCGTTGCGGGGTTCTACCACCACCTATACCAGCCGGTTCGGTTGGCGCTCCCGCCGGTGACGCAAGCCACCACCTACATTGTGGCACTGACCTTCGACCCAACGAAGGCAGAGACCGCGCCGGTTGAGCTCACTGTCCATAAGGGACAGGTGGACAACACCGGCGGGAAGCGAAGCGTCGTCCTCATTGAGGTTGACCGCAAACCCTCTCAGGTGCTATCTCAAGCGACCAAGCGTGGGTATGCACAGCGCATCGCCCCGATGATTGATATGCAGGAATCTGCTACACTTCCTCCAGCTAATCAGCAAATCTTTGGTAGCATGGCTTATGTAAATAAAGACCGTGCGTTATATCGTGTTTCCTTGAATGGCGCTAATACCGGACCGGCGTGGTCTCATGTGCTAGGGACGAAAACCGTCAAACCTCTACCTATGGGGGGTTGGGACATCTCTACGCAGTCCCCGAACCAGTACGGCATCAACATCACCCCGACGCCCGAGGGATTCAAGGCTGAGTGTTCCTTCAACTATATCCGGTCTGCCTTCAGTTACAACGTAGGGGGGTCCTGGAGTGTACTAGGAACCTTCATCCCGCAGGAACTGCGGACTGTGCAGTACGCAGAGTCCATGTTTCCGGTGGTGTACTTGGTGGGTGGCAGTATTCGGCAGTTGGTTGCACGTGTGTCATTCTTCGATGGCACCCTGTCCCTGATCAACCCGTTTGGTGGCACAATAGAAATGACCCAAGGTGGGCAGCTGAATGTTCCATCCGTTACGTGGACTGCCAATAAACTCTATACAACTGATGCATAGGAGAAATAATGCCCGTAACTATAACTAGCACCAAGCGATGGGGTGACCTCACTGGTAACCTCCGAGCGATCGCCCTGTCGGCTCCGGTCGGTGCTCAGATCGAGGAGGTCTCGAAGCTCATTACCCGTGGTGAGTTCGACCCCATCAATCTCGCTGGCACACCCGGCGGGGTTGTGCGATACGCCCTCGTGCCGTACCTGTACGACTCGGAGGGCATTATCCGCCTGGACACCATCGTCTATGTGGTCGACGTCAAACCGAATGATAACCATACCTACTCCCTGGATGACCTTGAGGTTCTTCGTGATGCACAGCGCGCCGTCGTCACGACCGGCGGGCTGTCGCTCTCGACGATGGTCGCTGGGGGGAAGACCGCTATCCCCGCTCCTCAACCTGCACCCGCGCCGCCTACCCCGCCGGTGGCTGCACCACCTGCTGTTACCCCCTCGCCGGGTCCAGAAATTGCTGCGGAGCCAGCAGAGGAAGAGATACCCGGCGCTGACCCGACAGGTCAGCAGGACTCTACCAAGGCGATCCAGGACGCGATTGACGCCGCAGCAAAGAACAAGAACGGCGGGCGCGTACACCTACCGGCGGGTATCTACAAAGTGAGCTACCCCTTCCTGGAGTTGAAGCCGCACGTGACCGTATCTGGTGATGGTACTAGCACCTGGATCGTTGCCACGGAGGATAAGCCCATCGAGGAGAAGACGGGTGTCTTCCATACGGGTACCTACAACAAGAAGAAGCTCGACCCGACACTGTTCCGCTTCGGTGTGGAGAACCTCTTTATCACCTCTCGTGCAGCCGATGGTCAGCACCACGACCCCATCCCCAACGTCTGTGGTATCGTTTACAACACTGAGCTTGGTCCTAACCCTGCCGATCCTGACTCTGTGCCGGTTCTCCGCGATATCGAGATCTGGGGTATGGATGAGGGCGTCGCGCTTCTGGGTCTTGATGACCAGGGTATGAAGGTCTCCAACCTCCGAATCCGTCGTACTCTGGGACCGGGCATTATCGTTGGTAAGCCCAAGAACCACCCCGAGGGTACCGCCGGGGCGGCGGATAACAAGTTCATCTGTGCCGATGTGTCCAGCGCGAACTTGGGTCGCCGTGGTAGTGCTGGTATCGAGATCTACACGAGCCAGACCAAATTCGTGGCATCGACCAGCTGGTACAACAAGAGGTACCGCCCCTGGCAGGATATCTACGGTCTAGCCACCCCCGAGCTCAACCAGGATGGCACACTCAAGGGAGCCAAGGTCACCCCCGGCGGGGAAATGACCGCTGGAGCTACCCGTAACCGACAGTGGCAGCACGATGGCGCGGGCTGGTACGTCCGTGCTACTAAGAACATCTTCTCTGCTTGTACTGCACAAGAGAATGGTGGTCACGGGTGGGTGATTGAGTTCTCTGACAACCAGCTGGTCGGTGTGCTCGGTGAGTCCTCCAGCTACCGTGAGTGTGTTCATGCAGCCGCCGCCGTCAACGAGGCGGCAGACTTCTACTTCTGTAACGATGCCCAGCGTACGACCGTGTCCAACCTCCGCGCTGAAAGCGCGCGTGGTTCGAACACCGGCGCACGATTCGGTGTTTATATTGAGCCTTACGCTAACGAGATCGTTATCACCGGCGGGCTTGCACAGAAGCAATCTGCAGGACCCATCTTCCTCGGTAAGGATTTCCGTGGACCGACCCGCATCGAGATCAATGGGGTGTTCTACGGCAATCCCGATTTCAAGCCTGTCGTGTGGGGTGCGAACCGGGTCGCTATCAATAGCGAGACAGAGCGCACCAATCCCCGCCGGGTGTTGCCAGTGACGTACTTTTATGCTGACCACTGGTTACCTATTGCGGAGCAGAAGTGGTACCGCATCGGTCTCGCCGGCGATGTTGTCCCCTTCGTGGTGATTAACCCCAAGAATGGACCCTCGAAGTGGAACGATGACGATTACCAGAACTTCACCCGACAGGTGCAGGTCAACCGTGATGAGTTCGGTCAACGGGTGTATGGCTACATCCGTACTGGTAATTCGATCGATGCGCCCCGACCGGAAGATGACATTATTAAGGAAGCCGACCTCTATGTCGCTCAGTACGGTGTGGATGGGTTCTTCCTCGATGAGTACAAGAACGGCTGGGGAGCACAGGCAGGTGCGAGCCGCTTCCACCTGAGCATCTATCGTCGCCTCAAGTCGAAGTACCCGTTCCTGGAGATCGTTGGTAACCCTGGAGCCTCCATTGCCCCAGAGATGAAGGGCACCGCTGATATCTTCATGACCTACGAGAACGACGCGGCGGGGTACCTCGCAGCGAAGGATCTCTCGCAGGAGCACTACAAGGGAATGTCGCGTCACTCGTTCTGGCACGTCATCCACGATGTGGAGAACTACACGCAAGCGCTACAGATTCTTGCTCGTGTCGATACCGTCAATGTGGCGAACATCTACCTCACCAACGATACCATCTACACCACCCCGGCGGGAGGCGGCGAGCGGCAGCGGAACGCTAACCCGTACGATTCGCTCCCTGCTGAGTGGTTGTGGAACCTCCAGCTCGCTTGGGCGCGTGGCACTCTCGCTGAGTACACTGCTCAGGTCGAGATGGTACGCGCTAACCATGCTGTAGCTAAGGCAGCTGGTGCCACGGCGGCGGCTACCACTCTGGCTGCAGAATTCAAGAAGCTGACAGGCGATGATATTTCCTAACCTACCACCTGAGTTATGGGGGTTCCTGGGTGTACTGACAGGAGCCATCATACCGAGCGTATCCCGATGGGTACGTGATAAAGACCACGAGCGCCACGAGTCGAACCGAGAGCTAATCCGCCTCCTCAATGAGAGGGTCAACCTTCAGCAGGAAACCCTCGTTGATATGGAGAAGGAGATGCGTCTGGTGAGGGAGAATTCCTACCGGACGCTGGACCGCTCTCGACTCGCGGTGTCTCTGGCAGCAGCCCATATTGTGCGGCTTAACAACCACATCGATATGCGTATGCCCCCTCCCCCGCCGGATATGCCGACGGAGCTACGCGGTTACATCCACGAGTTCCTTTGGGAGACTGGCGGGGAGGCGCCCAAGAATGTAAACATCACGAAGAAAGGTGAATGATGTCCCGTACCGATATCGCTATCTCCTGGATGCAGGCTCGCCAGGGTCGTGTCTCTTACAGCATGTACCAGCGTTGGGGACCGGCGAGCTACGACTGCTCCTCTGCCATCTATTACGCCCTCATCTCTGCGGGATTCTTCCCTCAGGGTACCGCGATCGGTTCGACCGAGTCGCTCTTCAATGACCTGGAGCGCTACGGCTGGACCAAGCTCCAACCTAACGCCGATGGCTCGTACTCCCCCCGCCGGGGAGATGTGTTCATCTGGGGTGTTCGCGGTGCATCCTACGGAGCCGCTGGTCACACTGGCATTTTCCTCGATGACAGTGAGAACATTATCCACTGCAACTACGGCAACGATGGCATCTCTGTCCAGCAGCACGACTCCTACTGGAACCTCGCAGGCAACCCTGTCGCTACCTTCTACCGTCCTCCGCAGGATACTGTTCCTGCACCGGCGGTTCGCGCTCAGAACCAGAACAACACCGGCTGGGTAGCAAAGCGCGGTGTCTTTACCGTGAACACTACCCTGCCTGTCTCCAACGATACCGACCCCAACTCCCCGTCGCAGGGTGAGTACCAGCCGGGGCAGTCCTTCGTGTACGACGGTTACGTCGCTGAGCACGGCTTTGTCTGGCTCACTTATACTTCCTACAGTGGGAAGCGCCGCTATGTCGCCATTGGACCTGACGACAACAACCCCAGCAATACCTGGGGCAGCGGATTCTTCAACTAACAGAAAGGAGCACGCAAGTGCATCTCACTAGTGAACAGTGGGCAAGCATCCGTAAGTTTGCCTACGCACTCGTACCTCTGGTCGGTAACCTGCTGATCGCTCTAGGCTTGGTATCCACCGAGCTGTGGCAGATCATCTCTGGTATCGCCCTGCAGGTCATCACCTTCGCGGTCGCGTTCTTCAACGTAACCCCAACCAACCCTACCGCGCCTGAGGCAACCCCCGGCGAGAATGTGGTAGAGACTGACCAGATTTAGCTCTGGCATAAGTAACCCCCGGCTGGTGCACACTTCCAGCCGGGGGATAAACTTGTATATACTATGCTTCTACGTCAACCACCTCCCACGTCTCACGAAGATATCGCTCAACGCCTTCCTGGTCCTTCTCTCGGATGAAGTTGTTCACGTCAGAGAGGAGCTCGCTGTTCATGACCTCACTCTTGGACGCAACGACTACACTGATGGGGTACGGCACCCCGTCCGCTTTCGCTTTCTCGTGAGCCAGAACAAGGAGGGCATCGAACCGGTCCTCCTGGGGTCCGTAGTACACATCCTCGCTCGCTTCCTCACCCTTGATAGTGAACGTCCGCGAGCCGATCGTGAACCCTAGGTCCTCTTGAGCGTGGGTGCCGAAGCAGTAGAACGGGCGGGGGATGCTGAAGTTGCGGAACGTGACACTCTCCAGATCCTTGTCGTAGAGCACAACCTGGCTGGTAGGACGATCCTCCTTATCAATGATGTTCCAGTGGTGAGCGAGCGTCTTACGTAAGCTGTCACGGTTCTTGCCCTTCACCTCGTCCATGACCTTCGACACGAGACCGGCGTACACCTCGAACGCCTTGAAGTCGAGGTCAATCTCTCCCGGGATGTTGCGCTCCTCAGCGAGATCTGCAATGAGTGCGAGTATCGCAGGGAGGCGGTCCTCATACGGTCCCCAGAATATCTCCCGGCGGGCGTCGCCGTCTTTCGGGGTGTACTCCCTACCATTCAAGGTGAACCCAAGATTCGCCCGGATGCGGGCACCGCCGGTAGAGAACGGGCGAGGCACATCCAGCGCTTGGAACTTCACTCGCTCCGGGTCCTCATCCCTCAGCACGAGTCGACCCTTGCCGCTGTTGAGTCGTGGCAACCCGCCGGGTGCACCCTGGTCAGTGTACAGCGCAATGAAGCGTCGAAGGAATGACCGCAACTGACCCACAGTGACCGGTCGAGTGACACCAATGAAGTACCACGTAGCGAGCAGCGAGACGTCCACAAGACCCATCTCTGGGGCGTCAATTGAGATGTTCTTGACAACTGCATCGTCGTAGAAATCAGAGAGCTTATCCTCCACCAACGCCGCCGCTGCTAGGGTCTTCTGCTCAGCAGCTAAGCGGTGCACCAAATCCTGGAGGAACTCAGGTATCTCGTAGACCTTGCTACCCCCGCCGGGGAACTTGATCGAGAACCCGGTGCACTCATCTGATGGATGTGTAGAGTTGTTGAAGCGCATTCCACTGATGAAGGTCACCCGGCGGAGATCCTCCTCACGAAGCACCACCTCCACCTGCTCGCTCATACGGGTCAGTGCGGTGAAGCGGTTAATGAAGAGACCCAGACGATCCTTGAGTTGATCACGATCCAGCGAGCAGGGTGACGGCAGGTCAAGCGGCTTGAGCACATCGACAGATCGACCGTTCCTCACGTAGGTCACGTACTCAACGACCCCATCCTTATCCAGCTGAGCCAGCTTCGTGAAGGCGACGACAGCCAGCACCACCGACAGGTGCTCCTCTGGCAACTCCCGCAGCTCTGCCCGCCCTAGCGCGCTCCATCGGTAATCAATGACACCTGTGACACCAAGATGGGTGAACCCAACCCCGGCGGGTAATCCGTCGGGTTCAACTGGCTGTTGATGTACTGGACCTCTTCCAGGTCCTTCGCGGTAAGTATAATTTCCATGATTTCCTCCCGCCCCCCCCCCCCCCCCCCCCCCCCCCCCCCGCGCGCCGGCCCCCCCCGTGCCCGGCGACTTCGATCGTGAAGTACTCACGAATGGCATCCCAGGCGGCTTCCTGACCTTCGTCCAAGATGGCAGTGTTGGCAATCCTAGCGATGGCTCGGTACACCTCGGGTCCTTCTTCTTGGATAACTACTCGGTTCTTGATGCCACGGGACTGAGCATCCTCAAGGGCGAGTGCAGCGAGGGCGTACCGGCGGTCCTCGAACCTGTCGTTGAAGACAGAGCGGCGAGCGGATGAGGACTTCGGTGTGAAGCGCTTCGTGACGCCATCTTTCAGGGTCACCGTGAACCCCAGCGTCTCCGAGCCTCGAACCTCGTAGTCTGTCCAGGGGTCGATGCTGCATTCCTGGAACTTGATCCACTGGAGAAGGTCCTCGCTGAGGTCAATGACCCTCGTATCCTCCGGGTCCTCGTAATCCCAATCAGTCACGGTCAAGGTATCAAGGAAGCTCTGGAAGACACGCTTCAAGTCCTTCACACGGATGTGGTAGCCCCCGTCGGGTGTTGCCCCGAGGGGTGCGTACAGGACGTTCTCCAGAGTGGACGCGTGCTCAGTGGTCGGGGTCGGGGCTTTAGCTGAGGTTATAACCTGGTCGGGGCCCAAATCGTCGAGCTTCTCGAGCAGGAGAGCCATCATTGCGAGCTGACGCTGCTCGTAGTCGAGACGATAGACCGCGCGCTCTGCGTATGCTGGGACGTGGTACTTGACCTCTTCCCCGCTCTTGCGAGTGATAGAGAACCCACGGTTGCCCGATCCGTGCACGAAGACGCTGTCGTCATTGTAGCTGCGACCGTTGAGGAAGCGGACACGCTGGATGTCCTCCGGCGAAAGTACCAAGCCCACCTCGCCAGATTCATCCTCCATCTCCTTCACGGTACGGACGGTGTACGTCGCCAAGAATTCCTGTAGGACGAGACGTAACCTGCCGGAGGGGATGCTACCACCACTCCAGCTGGAGTCTTTCCACCTAACGACGGTCTCGAGCAGCTCGTGGGAACGACCAGCGTCCTCCTGGACCCAGGTCACGTGCTCAACCTCGGTGCTACCTTCGATATCCTTCAGCCGGCGAAGAGTAAGCGCCGCGAGAGCTAGTGTACGCTCCTCATGGTCGAGGCTGAGCACATCACCGCCCTGATCTGGTGCCATCTGGTAGCACACACCGAATCCATCCTTACCAGCGATTGTGAACCCATAGTTACCTGTGTGTAGGTCGTTCCAGGTGCAGCCATTCATGAACGTCACACCCTGGTTCTCGCCATCAAGGACGTTTGTACGAATGATAATCTCGGTCATTTTCTTCCTTCTTCCTAGCCTGGTTAAGCACCACGGCGATACTGCTGATCAATTTCGGTCATACGGCACATCAGCCACATGAACTTCTGGTAAAACGTGTCCACTGTCGTGGGGAGTGGTTCATTCATTGCGATCTCCTCGCGTAAAGAGATGGAAGGCGATATAAGCGCCGGAAACTAGTAACCCCAGCGTGGCTCCGTTCCCGGAACCGTGGGTCGTTAGAATACCAACGACGGATGTGAGAAAGATAACACCCGCCAGGAGGAGAACCCCCCGGCGGGGGGTGATCCTGCTAAACAAAGCGGGTCACCCTTCCCTGCCAGCCATCGTTGCACATACAACCGATTCCCTGATAACCAAAGGTGCAATCGCAAGCCTCCCAATCGACGTCGATGTGGTCGTGCAGAACGATCATGTCAGTGATGCGAGCGCCTCGCTTCGATGCGAGCTTGACGATCGAATCAAGCTGGTTCTGGGGGTCGACCTCAATGGTCTCTTCACCCATATCATCGAAGACGTAGCCCTCGCAGAGGAGCTTCGACTGATCACCGGCGACTGGCTCTGCTGAGAAGGATCCCCAACCGATTTCCTGAGTTTTCATTTCTCTTACCTTCCTGTTTGAGGGGCTGTCCCTCGAACAATTTCAATTATGCACCATATGGGGCGCGAAAGCAAATTCTGAAGGACTAATTTTGAGAATTTTTCAAAAATTTCTTCGCGTCATCAGTCAACTGTATCAGATGTAGGCGGTTTCCCGCAACATTCTCCATTGACAGCTCAATCCATCCCAGGAAATCGAGGCGCTTGGCGAGTTCTATTGACTCAGACAACGCCTGATCTATCACGTTCTCCAGCCGGGAGGAGTGCGCCTTCCCGTGGGACACCGCACGGTAAACAACCAGCGGGTGAACCCACGATTCGTACTCTGACAACTTGCGGACGAATGACATCTCGAACTTGTTCAGCTTCTTCATTATGCTGCAACCTCCTGGCTTTCTAACACCCCACGGAACACGAGCACAAACCCGTCGGGGGATTCGGTGTCAAGGAGATACTCTCCCACTCCCCCGCGACGCATGGTGAGCATATCGTGTCGAACTGCCAACTCAACAGACAGCATGTCACGACCCAACGAGATAACCCGCTCTGGAGTGTTCTCGCGGATCCACCCCTTGCCTTCCTCTGACACCCCGGCTGGGATGCGGCGCTGGTAGTGGTTCGGATCCGACATGCGGACGTACATAAACTTTATAGTTTCTGGTAACATTATTTCCTCCATTGGTACCCGCCGGGGTGGCACACGAATCACCCCGGCGGGAAGCGTACAATTCTAGTCGTGCTTGAGACCGATAATGACCATCGGCTCGCCGAACTTATCAGTAGTCAGTTCGTACTCATCAACGTAGTACCCGTCAATATCGAACCCTTCGATGGCGAAGAGCACCTCGACGCGTTGACGGATTTCGTTCACCGTGGGTGCTGCGGACAGCGCCGCGATGCGGTACCCTTGGTGTACAAACCCTTTCTTCTCCCCCTGGTAATGCGCGACCGCACCATTGCGGTAGATACCAAACACTAGGTTAAAATCACTGAGCTTCTTCATTTCTCCTACCTTCCTGCGAGAGGGACTGCCCCTTTCACAACTTCAATTATAACACACATGGGGCGCGAAAGCAAATTCTGTGGAAGAATTTTCAGAATATCTGATGCTTCTCCACCAGATCCGCTATCTCCCCAGGGGTATGACGCCTCACCCACTCATACACGCCGGGTCCCCACCCGCCGGTGATGGTGACTTGCCACGGTGACACCCCGGCGGGGAGTGGCTCCAGCGCCTTCATGTCGATAAGCTGTTCAATCCAGGCAGCGTTGATATCCTGCCAACCTATCGTGCACATTACTGATCACCTGCCACAGGTGTTAGTGCGACGACATAGGTCGCGGCTCCAGTGACGCGGTGGAGGAGCACATCGTACTTCTCCCCAAGCTTGCGGAACTCCCCATCGAACATCTCGAGGAAATCACGCGCCATCTGGTCACCACGGTACCGCAAGGTGCGAGCGGTGAGTATCATTCCATCGAGCTTCTTCAGGTCTTCCGCCCTCCACGGGATCTGCCCGCCGGGGGTGACCAGGTCGATCCTCCATGCGTTAGCCTCTCGCCGGCGAATCTCCAGCACTACCTTTTCTAGCTTCTGGCTCATTTTTCTCTTTCTCCTATCGAACGTATTCCAGCAACTTCACCGCGAGTTCTGACTTCCCGCGAACGTCTTGCACCGAGCGGACTGCCCGGTTGTAACCCCGGCGGGTACCCCGCGCCGGGTAGTACCTGTCAAACCAGGTCGAACCACCGACCAGGGCGTCGAACAGTGTTATAGCACTAGGGCTACTCGCCACACGGGTGGACTCCTGGGCTATGATTTCCAGCTTCGCCTCCCACCGGGTCCTTGTGGCGGATGCTCCGCCTCGGGGTTCTGGGTATATCGCGGTAAGCATGTCATCTAGCTCACGGTTTGTCACCGTGACTCCCGCGAGTTGCCCGCTCACCTCCGACCAGCGGTCAAGGTAGGAGTACACGTGCTCATGGAACTGCTCAAGTGACCCATCAATCCTATCCCTCACCCCGCCGGTGTGTCGAAACGCGGCGCTGTGCGGCGTTTTAGGAAGGTCGATATTGACCATAGTCCTACTGGCACAGATTGGCTCGATAAGGACTGAGGTCGGCAGAGAGCCGTCGTGTGAGGTCATTAGCGTCACGGTGTCCTGCACCTCCAGCCCACCTACCGGGTGGACGTAAGGCAGAAAGCCTTGAACAAACACAACAGACCCCTCCTCGTACGACCCAGCGGTCCAGGTATCAACCCCGAACTCATCGATCAGCTGATCCATGTACGGGAGCAGAACTTCATTCGGGGTCGGGTGGTACTTTGGTGATACCGACTCACCGACCACTCGTACCCCGGCGGGGGTCGTGGCAACAACAGCTCGTGTCGATGGGAGCTCAATGCTCTCGCCGTCAACGACCGCGTATGTTGTGGTTAGTTTGGGGTTCCACCCTGCCAACCCTGCCATGCTGAGTACTTCAGCGCTGGAGGAGGACTGGCACAAGGTGGTGTTGAATTCGTCTCTGGGATTCCACATACTTACCTTCCTGCTTGAAGGGCTGTCCCGCAAGCGATTTCAATTGTAACACACATAGGGCGCGAAAGCAAATTCAAAACACAAAAATCTCGGTAAAACCCCTCACTTAGGGTTTTACCGAGATTTTTACATTACAGCAGCTGGGTTAAATCATCAATTGGACCTGTTGGACGCCCAAACCTAGACCAATTGATGCGGAGCTTGACGTGCTGTGGTTGCAGCTCATCTGGGTCGACTCCCTTTTTAATCCAGAACGAGAGCTTGCCTGGATGGAGATTGCTGAGATTTTGGTACTGCTCAATCTTCCGCTCGACGTTACGAAGCCGATCAAGTGACCACTCCCCGCCGGGGGATGTCTTCATCGCCGGCGGGACTGCATCCTGCAAAAAGAAATTCATTGATACAAAATCCAGCCCAGACTCCAGCACCTGCATAAGGATATCATAATCATCCGCGTATGTGACACGGTTGAACTTGATATCGTGCTCCTTAAGGATTCGTGCGTTGCCACCCCATACTGCATTCACCCTGTAGTTCAGATACCAGCGGGTAGGCTCCCTATGGTTAGCAAAACCACGGGTTAGAACACCGGATATCGCGTAATGCGCCATCGCCTCCTCCACCTCGGAGAACATCCGCTCAAAAAGCTCCGCCCGTTCCTCCTCTTCGAAGTAATTGAATGCGACTAGCTTATCCGGTCCACGGAAGCTAAAACGCAAGTCATCATCCAACATTAGGAATCGAGGGTCCTCCTCGTTCTCCCAGTGGTGCTCAAAAATGAATTCCCTCGTAGCACTACTACCAACGATAGAGTGTGGCAGGTACGACACACTGTCGCCTATCGTTTCCTGAAGAGCAGCAAGCTCAGACTCGTGGCAGACTATCGTTACCCTATCACGGGCTTGCACAGGTATCTCACCAAGAGTTATCTGTCGATCTACCCGACCATATGTCAAGATATAAACACGCATCATTCCTACTGCCCTACCTCTTGGAAGGCACGGCGGCAAGCGATCTGTGCCACGATCTGACGGATGACTTCCTGCCGGGGGAGGTCCTTGGTTCCACCTTTCGACTCAGCACCCTTGAGGAACCCATCGAACAGATGACGGATATCCTCGTTCAACCCCTCCTCGGTTTGCCCAACCCACAGCGCACGACCGGAGTCCGAATAAGTGTACCAGAACAGACGTGCGGCTTGGTCAGCGAATTGCTTCGCCTCCGTGTCCCCCATCGTCCAGCAACGGTAGAGTACTAGGTAGTTGAACAGGTCCGCTAGGGTATCCCACTCGCTGTCCCCCGCGCCGGGGTGTCCCAGCCGGTCGACCTTACGGGCAATGTTCGGGAGGATGCTGAACAGCTCACCGCGAGCACACCACGACCCACGGTAAACCTTACCCTTCTCCTCCTTGAGCTCAATCGCCTTCAGCACCCCGGCGGGGAGCGCATCCGGTCGCTTCAAGACGAAACTCTGGTCAGAGGTGACTGCCTCTTTAACCTTCGACTTCTTGAGCCAGTGCTCATACAGCACCCCAGCGAAGTACTGGAACAGCGGGATAACGTACACATCAGGTTTCTTGGTATCACCAGTATGGAGCCGCTCTACGTAGGAAACAAGAGTTTCCAGCTCCAGTTCAAACAGACCAAAGCGATCCTCCGAGCTGCTGACGTACTTGAGCTTCTTGTTGACAGGCGGCTGTTGCCCTGCAGTCCACGGGGTACCAGCGTACTTAGCTATAGCCTCGATCATGTTCTGGTGACGGGGGTAGTAGTGCAGGGACGCAATGTTGTAGTGAATCCTGCCGGGGGTAATCCCAGTCACCCACGCGACGACCTCCAGCAGCACCGACCACTCAAACTGATTGATACCACTCCAGCCCCAAATGATATCGTTGGAGCGGGTTGACACAAAGAGGTCCAGCTCATCGACACCATCACGGGCGGTGGTCTGGAACGCGAGCCAGTTGTTGCAGGGGACATCAACGGTATCGATAAGGAAGTCCTCAGCTGGATCGAACAAACCGATCACACCCCGGCGGGAATGCGGGTCAGCAGTGAGTAGCTGGCACACAGCTGCAACCTGGTCAACACCCTGCCAGCTACGCAAGCGAGGACCATACCCCGCCCGCCATACAACACCATCATCGGAGAAATCCTTGGCACGGGGGAGGTAATGCGAGATGAACTCCACATCGTTCCTCCCGCTCAGTACCCACAGCGTCTCCGCGATCTGTGCCACGAGTGAAGCCCGCCGGGGTGGAACACCCACCTCCCGCTCAAGCGGCTTCTCTAGGGTGAAGTTCACACCCTTAATCTCGCTCACCTCGCCGGTGCGCCCTGGTACCCGGCGGGCATTCTCCAGCAGAGACTTTGACAAGTGAATCAGAGCATCACTTGCGTTACGAAATATCGCGCTCATTTCTATTCCTTCCTATAGCGCTTACAGTTATACCCCTCAGCCTTGAGTGGCAAACCTTCCGACCATTTAGGGGCAAAAGCAATATCCTCGCCCATCGCGGCTGCAACAGAGTGAACATCACTCCCTTCAACAAGTATCTCATCGTGGACGTGCGCCACCGGCTTCATTCCCAGTTTTATCAATGAGACAAGGCTTTGCGCCAACAGATCCCTCGCTACCGCTTGCGTCACGTTCTCTGTCAACCGACCACCATACGTCTGTACCCTGCCGTACGGAGGTTTCGGCTCGGAGAAGGTGATGACCTTCTGCATCTTCCCGAACTTCTCTGCCTCCTGGATACGGACGTTATGGTAATTGATACTACGTCCACTAGGGAGTACGAGCTGACGCGTACCGTAGGGTGTACGCCGTACCTGGATGTACTCTCCAACCCGACCGGTACCCCGCCGGAAGGCAACATCCATCTGCTTCCAGAACCGAACGATACGTGGGTTAGCCGCCCTCCACTGCTGCACGATTTCCTTCAGCTCAGCGTCGGTACCCTCACCACCCATGTTTCGCATCGAGGCAACCCCACCGGCGTAGCCCAATGCCAGCACAGCGACCTTGCCTTTCTTGCGGAGCGCCCGCGCCTCCTCATACGGCACATGGAACATACGAGAGGCGGTCTCAATATAGATATCCCGACCGGAAGCGAATGCATCCAGCACCCACTGCTCCCCTGCCAGCCATGCGAGAACGCGAGCCTCGATCGCTGAGTAGTCACACACGGTAAAAGGTCCAAGGAACATGGTGCGTACCATCTGCTTGAGCTGCCGAGCGGTCCGAGGTTCACCCAGAACAGTCTCCAGGGCGAGTTGCTCTGACACCTCATCATTCTCCGGGGAATCAGACGCAAGGTTTTGCAGCTGAACACCCTTACCCGACCAGCGACCTGTATGTGCACCGAAATACCTAAAACTACCGCGAAGACGACCATCAGAATTCACTCGGATCAGCGCCGCGTTGTACTTTGACGCCGTCGTTAGGGACAACTCCTGCCGGATCTCCAGCACCCGGCGGGGGTCGCCGGTCACGGCGGGGTCATCCAGCGCTTCCGATACAGATTCTGCCTTGAGGTCAACCAGGTCACGGCTGGAGCCAGTACCATTCTCGTGGAGGTATTCCAGCAACTGGTTACGGCTACCCGGGTTATCGACACCAGTGAGCTCGCGTGCTTCCCGCCGGGCGTTCTCCTTCATCTCTGCATCCGCCTCCACAGCCGCCTCAGCGAGAGCGGTATCGATACGAATACCAGCGTCATTCACCACACGGTCAGCCAACCAGACCTCACGCTCGCCGGGGTGCCATCCACCATGCCGCGCGTACAGCTCCTTATGGATGTCTCGCAGCACCACAACATCCTGTCGGCAGTACTCAATAAACAACTCCCAATCCTTCGGTGCATCCTCCGGTCGTACCCTGCGACCCGTACGAGGCTGTGGTTTAGAGAACAAACGTATAAGCCGGGTACCTACCGGGTCTTTATCTGAGACCTCAAGCGCCTTACCCATCGCCTCCAGCGCCTGAGGATACCCCCAGCTCGCACCGAGCGCCATCGTGTCCTCCCACTCCCCGGCGGGGAGGTACTCGTACGGGAGGTTGCAGCCAAAGAAGTGGGAGAAGCATGCACGCTCGAAGTTCGCGTTATGAGCCACCTTCAGTACAGATGGGTCATCCAGTCCAGGGATAGCACGTATGGCATCCTCACCTAGAGCAACCTGTACTGGGTCATCATTCAACGCCCATCCAGCCATCAGTATCTCAAACTCATGGTCCTCAACGTAACGATACTCACCAACAGTCGGTAGGTCCACGGTCGCGTAAGTCTCAATATCGATGTATAATGTGTCCAAAGTCAACTCCTAAAGAACAACCCCGACGGTTTCCCGCCGGGGTTGAACTACGCCATGGCTAGATTAGTGCTTCATCCTCATCAAGGTCATCGAACACATCATCAACCTTGACAGGTGCACCACCACCGAGCGGCTCCCCATCACGTAGCTTACGGACAGCAAGCAGCTGGAAGGATACACCCTTGTTGCCGTTACTGTTGAAGGGGAAGGCGTCGATAGCTACCTGAGCGTACACACCAGAGTAAAGCTCTCGCTGGTCAAGGATTTCCTCCTTGTTGCGGTCAACCACGAGCGGCGGGCGGCTCTGCTGAGACTTCACGGTCATGTACCAATGCCCCTCGTACTCAGGGCGGTCACTATCATCACCATCACGGAAGGTATCAGTCCAGGACTTAGGGATTCGACCGTTGAACTTGGAATCCTTACCCTTCTCCAATGCAGCCTTCTGGGCGGCACGGATTTTACTGATAGTCTTTTCATCATCCTTAGGAACCATAATGACCGTCGAGTACGCCGGGGTATCGGTAGAATCCTGACGGGCGTATGGCTCAAAAACGTGAACGAATGAGAGACGTACCTCACCGGTAGTGAGCTGAGTTGATGCTTGTGCCATGCTGGTTAACTTCCTTACTGTTTATCGTCGTATCGATAGAATGAATTCGGGTCCTTGGGGTCGAAGGGAATTCCATACCCCTCGTACAACCCGGTGACCACCTTGATGGACAACCGGCGGTACCCGGTACGGAGCTGCTTGATTGCTGCTCCATGGAGTCCTGCCTTGCGACAGATCTCCGCATCAGTCTCGATCCCTGAATCTTTCTTCCAGCGGTCGAACCGATCAAAATCAATTATAACTGTGCTAGTCATCGAACAGTGCCTTGCTATCAGATTTCTTTGTGATTGCTTTCCTCCTGTCGGACTCTGGCACAAGAGACGGGCGACCCGGTCGGGTGGCAGCGGTATCACCTAGAACATCCCAGAAGTTCGCCTTCCCAACAAGGCGGTCGAGGTCTGTAACACCGAGAATCTTCCGTTTGGAGAACTGGTCCGGCTCGTACCCTGCTTCCTCCAGTCGCTTGAATGCGCCCACCTCGTCCTGGATTACCCGCCGGGAGCCAGAACGCACCACTTTCCAGTCGGGGATATCAACACCTTGGGTATAAGCTAAATCCAGGGAGGACTCCTCCAGCGCCTTCAACCATGACTTGAACTCTCCGACGCGCTTCAGATACCGGGAGCGGTCCTCCAGGGAGATAACCCGGGGGTCCTCCTCACTGAAGGCGTCCTGGATGATGGATTCGGCTCGCGCCTTACATATCCCCGCCGCTGGGCAGAACCGACACGCCTTCTCGCTCGGGTGGAACTCACCCTCATCCTTTGACAACGCCCGCGCCGCCGCCGGTCGGACTACTTCCTCCCGCCAGGTTGTGAGATAATCCGGAGCCACCTCCCACGACCCCACATTGTTGATGCGGGGCTGGTGGATGGACATCTTCACCTTCGTGGTAGTATCGAGTAGGTCACGGTACCTATCCAGAGCACCGAGGGCGTACAACATCAGCTGCGGATTCCCCACCGGCGAGACTTCTACGCCCTTACCGTACTTGAAATCCACGATGTGGACGGTGTCTGGAGTGACAACGACCGCGTCACTTGTCCCCCAGCAACCCTCGACCCCGGCGGGGAGTCGCTGCTCAAGGAACACAATACCGTCATCGCCGCGAGCTTCTTCCAGGAAGTCAACATACCACCCAACAAAATCGTGCATGGCTTCTAGCTCCTGGTCGGCGGAGTCACCGAAGAACTCGCGGGCTTCCTTCTCCCACTCTACGAATCGAGGCTCCAGATCACGCGCTGGTACCAACCCTAGCTCACGAGATGCGGTCAATTCAGCCAACTCGTGAGCAAGAGTACCCTCCTGCGCGAAGTTCGCTTCCGGTCGGGGCGGCGCAAGCTCCTCCATCGCAACAGAGGCGGTGCAGGTGAGCCATCGTGCCGAAGCTGAGGGACCTAGCGTTGCGTGACGGCTAGGCATCCAGATTCTCCACAGCAGCAATGAATAAGCGTAGCTGCTCATTATCCATGCTCTTCACGCGGGAAGCCCCGACCTGGGAGAGCTGGTTACGAAGCTCTCGCACGTTACCCTCACTCATAAGTTTGGAAGCCAACTCGATGGCGGTCTCCATCAGATCAGCTTCCTGAACTTCTTTAGACTCTTCCGCCTTCTTAGGTGCAGCTTCCGCCTTCTTAGGTGCAGCTTCCGCCTTCTTAGGTGCAGCTTCCGCCTTCTTAGGTGCGGGTTCCGCCTTCTTAGGTGCGGGTTCCGCCTTCTTAGGTGCGGGTTCCGCCTTCTTAGGTGCGGGTTCAGGTGTTGCAGCACCACCAGACATAGTGCCAAGAACCGCCTTCACCAGAGGGGCGTCGGCGTCTTCAAACGAGTCAAATTCCAAGGTGATCTTCACAATATCCTCCAAGATGTAACTAGGGGCGCGGTTGCGCCTAGCACTATTATGCCAGCCGCAACCGCGCCCATATGACTACTAACTAAATTAGCTCTGGTTCCACAACCCGAATAAATGTCGCCTGTGAGCCATACGCCGCACTCGACATAGGTTGTGGGGAGAGGGTCCACCCGTCAATCTGCCTCAGTACTCGGTGGATGTTAGCAATATCACGTGGAGTGTGGTCACCAATTCGACGTCCAAGCACCTCACACCAAACCTGCAACGCACAGATCTCGTTGATAGGCTCACTCCCCGCCGGGGTGAAATTCAGCTCAACGTTCATGCGCCATTCCATCCGCTCGCCCATGGACATCTGGTTCCAGTTCTCTGGGACAGCAAGCGACATGTAGCTCTTAATCAGCCCGACGAGGGGGTCCTCCTGGATGTACGGCTCCCTCTCACGGTTGAGCAGCTTGGACTCCTCCTCATCAAAATACAGCTTCTCCCCCTCGTTGTACAGGTGAACCGCCTCCGCCCAAACCTGGTCGATGTACTCATCAGTCATGGCGTCAAAGTCGACCTTCTCCTCCGCATGAACGATAAGGAAGCGGCGGTTACCATCCTGCCGGCGAAGGAACGCGGGGTCATTCGTGGTTCCCCACACCACCGACCGGCGGGGATAACTCGTCACTGTCGCAGCGAACGGTGCACGGAACTCATCCTTCCTCTGTGTAAGGAACTCCTTCAACCGGTTGAAGTCCGCCACACGGAGGGCGTGTCCCTCATCAGCGATCACGATCCAGGATTTACTGATCTTCATCAACGCATCCTTGTTAGTGATATCGTCAAGGGAGTTGTACCAACCCTTGGACATACGCTCCATCCACCACGACTTACCGATGCCCTCCGCACCGTAAATCAGTAGCATGTTGTCCCACTTGACGCCGGGTTCGAAGGTTCGAGCTACCGCCGCCACTAGAGACTTCCTCGCAACCAGCCGGGTGTGAGGGGAATCCTTCACTCCTGGCAGGGAGAACTCAACACGCGGTACCCCATCCCACTCCAACGACTCCAGGTACTCACGGACGAAGTCGTGCTTGCGGTCCTGGGAGATGTCTCGCAGGATATGCCGCAAACGGTTATCAGTCACCTTGAGACCGTAGACCCGTTGCAGGTGTATGTATATCGACGAGAAATCATAGTCATCCAGAGGGGTATCCTGTGCTGTGACCTCTCGCCAGGGGTACGACCCAGGCAGTAGCTCAATAGTCATGCCACGGGCGTTCAGTATAATCCGCTGGAACACGGGGTCATTCTTCGAGATGAGCTCAAAGTTCTGTACAGTATCCTCAACCAGACCGTTCTTCCCACGGGAGAGCTCATTCACCCACTGTGCCGAGTCCCCAAACTCCTTACGAAGGTCATCAGGGAACTCATCCAGGGTTTCTTCAGCCAACAGACGCTTCACTCGCTCATCCTGACCTGCAAGGCGTAACATAGCGATGTACGATGGAAGACGATTGAGAGGAGTCGTGGGTTTGGCTTCACGGTCAAGCTCATGGAACCGGTGTAACCGCACCAAGTCGAACGCATTCCTCGCGTAGCCACCCGCCGGGTCGTTGGCGTGGTGGGAGTACACAAACCTTGGGTTCTCAGCGATCGGTGCCATACCCGCATCCGAGTGAGCACCATTGAGGTGAAACCTGTTGGCAGACACCTGGGTGTATGGTAGGTCGTATATACTAATAAGCTCTGCCCAATCGGGGTATGCTTGGCAGAACTTACCTGGTATGCCCTTGAGGGTTGTGGGGTCCTTCTTCCAGTTGCGGCTCTCCCGGCTGGGAGAGGGCGCACCCGTGCTTGAGAACATCGGTGCTGAGGGGTTGAGCGCCTTACCTACATTATGCTGTACATAGTACGACTCACGATCCTCCGCTGCTGGCATAAACATGTATCGCTCTGGCTGGCTCGTGCTCGGGTCGAAATTATCACGTCCAACAGCATCCATAATCCCCTCACACAGCCCACGGTACAGATCTGGTGCTACCGGTACCTCCAGCGGGAAAATGAGCCTGTACCGGCGGGCTTCCGGCTTGGAGGAGAACGTCGTGTGGAGGAGGAACTCCGTATCACCGAAGATATTCGTGATCCGGGATAGAAAGTCCTCCTGTGGGTAGTCCACATCGAGAGTGACCGCAGACCGAGAAGCGATAGTACTCTTGTTACGGCGATCACCATCCAAGTAACCAAATATGTAGTTACCCGCCTCTTTGTGGTCTTGCGGGTCATTCGCCTTCTCGCAGAACTCAGACCAGGTTATGCGACCGTTCTTCCATATGACGGAGTTACGCTTTGGTGCCGTGGCAAACTGAAGGTGAGTCTCGGGGTTGAATGTCTTTCCCATAATTTAGAACTCCTGCAAGTAATTCATGATCGCGTCTTGGGTGGTCTCTTTCTGCTTCAATCTTTCCTCGATCACGCCATCAATCGTGTTCTTAGCCATAATTTTGTGAATAACCACTGGATTCTGTTGCCCCTGCCGGGCTAGACGCTTGTTCGCTTGATCCCACTCCTCCGTGCTCCACGGCAAAGTCATCCACACGACCGTGTGACCTCCTGCCTGGAGGTTCAGCCCGTGACCGATCGCTGCAGGGTGAGCAGCGAGCACCGGAACCTCACCGCGATTCCACTTATTGAACACGCCCTTATCCTTAGGAGTGTACACCACACCGGCGGGGAGTGCGTTCTTAATAGCCTCCAACTCAGTCTTGAAGCGGTAAAACACCAGGAGTGGGGAGTTGGTACCTTCAAAGATTTCGACCAGCGCACGGGTCTTCTCGGAGTGCACGTGGGATATCTCTGAATTCCCTGATAGAAACTCATCCACGTCGGGGTAGATGAACCCTGCTGTCATCTGGGACAGCTTACCTACCATGACTGCAGCGGTTGCCGCTGAATGAACAGCTCCCGACTGCACCTCTACCACCATGTCATGCTTCATCTGGTCGTACATGCGCCGTGCCCCCGCCGGGAGAGTAACCCATACCGTGTTCTCTGTGACCGGCGGGAGCTTGATACGACCCTCAGTCTGCATCGATAGGCAGAAATCACTAATGAGGTCGTAGATGAGGACATCCGCCCCGCGAACCATCGCCCACGAGGTAGCGTAGCCCTTGAACCCAACCGATGCGGGGTAGAAGTACCGCTGACGATACGCCGCGAAAGACCGACCTAGTGACACACCTCTGTCGAGGAGTGCGACCTGAGCCCAGAGGTCGAGCAGGGAGTTCGGTGCGGGGGTACCTGTGAGTCCCCAACAGTTCGCCACGTGAGACCGCATCTTGTTCGCTGTCTTCCACCTCAACGAGGACTTCGATTTGTACCCACTGAGCTCATCTAGAACCAGAGTTTTAAACTTACCCGCGCGAACATAAGGTAGCGCATCTGCTTGAGTGTCCCTAGAACACACAAAAACGTCCCCTGAGGACTCAAACCCTGCTTTCCTAGCTGCTGGGTTACCTGTACATTGAACGACTCTTAAATCTGGTCTCCAGAGCGCGGCTTCAGTTTTCCATACCTCCTGAGCGACACGCTTCGGCGCGATAACTAGCACTGGTAGATGACGAGGCTCCAGGGCAGAGAGCACGATCGCGGTCTTCCCTAAGCCCATTTCAAGGAACAACCCACGCCCGCCGGGGGCTTCCTGCAAGAACTCGACCGCTTGCTTTTGATAATCGTGGAGTTCTAGCTTAGTCATTGTGGCTCGCACCCTTCGCCTTCTGTGCCAGACGCTGACGGAACTCCTTCGAGCGCCGATCCCCGCCGGGCTTAGGGCGGGTCTCATACCACTCGACCAGCTGCTCCCCCGTCCACACGGGAGTCCTGCCAACACTAGCCGCCGGCGAGGGCAAGGGGTGTCGTTTGTTGATGTGCTTGGCTGTGTACTTCCCTATACCAAGCAAGATTTCCGCATCACGCATGTCGTAGAATTGCGGGTGTTTGGACATGTCTCTGTCCTTCCTCTATAGATACCATCCATTCAAAGTTTAGCACTTTGAACAGTTGAATGCAAATATACTACCCCCGCCGGGAGCACCCGGCGGGGGGAGGATAACAGGGTATCGCAGGCCCACGGGGGAGACGGGGGGGGGCCTGG